CGACGAGTGGCAAATTGCAACCGCATCATGTTGAGAAACACGGGCATTGGAGCGAACAGCAAGCATGGAGTCCAGAACGTGATTACGGCGGCGACTCCGGCTCTGCCGCGCGCTTCTTCTACTGCGCTAAAGCCAGCCGAAGCGAGCGCAACGCTGGGTTGGAGGGGATGGAAGAAAAGGAAATCTATCCTCAAAACAATAGTATCGAGCGCAAGGAGTTAAACGCAACGGCTGGACAACGGGTTGCCAATAATCATCCCACCGTCAAGCCAATCGAACTGATGCGCTACCTTGTTCGGCTCACGAAAACGCCGACAGGCGGGGTGGTACTTGACCCGTTCATGGGTAGCGGCTCAACTGGATGTGCTTGCGTTCTTGAAGGGCGTGACTTCATCGGCATTGAGCGCGAGGCTGACTACCTTGAAATTGCAGAAAAGCGCATAAAAGAAGCGCAAGAGCAGCTAAAACTGGAGCTGGAGTAATGCCAACTATTTATGACGCGGTAGGGGAATTTCAGGAGCGGCTGCTGCGCAATGAGCGGCGGGCTGCCGCGCAGATGGTACGCGTATACGCCGACTCCTGGAAGCGCATAAAGGCGCGGCTGGCGGTTCTGCAAAAGGAGTATGAGCGGGCGCAGGCGCAGGGGCAGGATGTCGGGCTTGCTTGGCTGTACCAGAAGCAAAGGCTGACCGCGACACAGGCTTTGGTTGCGAAAGAATTGGCACATTTTTCGGCGTTCTCACAAAGGACGATCAGCTCACAGCAAGCGCGCGCTATTGCTGAAAGCCTGGCGTTCAATCGGGATATGACCATTCTGGCGATGGGCGCGGAGTACGACGAGCAAAGCCGGTTCGTAGTGAACAACCTGAACAAAGGCGAAACTGAAGCGTTGATAGGCGCAACGCAGCGGGGGTCCGCGCTGGATAAGTTGTTCCGCTCTATTTGTGAGGCGGGAGCGCAGTCAGCAGAGGACGCGCTTGTTCAGGGAATGGTCATGGGGTATAACCCGCGCAAGATCGCGCCGATGATACGGGATGCTTTAGGCATACAACTGAACCGCGCGCTGACCATTTCGCGGACGGAAGTTATGCGGGCGCAGCGCATTGCGACAGCAGAGAGCTATAAAGCGAACGCAGACGTGATAAAGGGTTGGCGTTGGCAGGCCGCCCTGACTGGAAATACCTGCCCGGTATGCCTTAGCTTGCACGGAAGCGAACACCCGATAACGGAGACAATGAGCAGTCATCCGGCTTGCCGCTGCACCAGCACGGCAATTGTAAAAAGCTGGGAAGAGTTAGGCGCGGAATACGGAGTAGACTTTTCTGGAGTGGAGAAGGCTGGTCCGTCATTCGCGGATGTGGCTAAGAAGTACGGCATTACGCCGGAGCAGCAGTGGACATACGCCAACCGCAAGTTGAGCGGAGAGGCGTACTTCCGGAGCTTGAGCGCGGAGGAACAGCGCGCCATCCTGGGACCGTCAAAGTGGCTGGCGTGGAAAGATGGCAAGTTCGGGTTTGACGCATTGAGCCGGAAGACGTACAGCGCGTTATGGGGCGAAGGCGTGAGACAGGCCAGTCTGGTTGAGCTGCTGGGTGAAGCAGAGGCAAAGCGATATATGGCGATGGCAAAACTTGCAGACAGCTTGCAAAAGTAAAGATATTGTGCTAATATTGATATTGACATAAACACATCGACCGCCTGAGACAATCAGCCCGTCGGTGGGGATAAGAGCCGCACGCAGAAGCGTCCCGCTCTTGAGACCAAGAAACTGGTCTTTGGAGCGTGCGTTTTTGTTCAATTCAAAACACGCGACACCGGCGGTCAACTGGTGGGGAGATGAGCACATGGCTGAAGAACAAGCCAAACAGGTAACAGAGAACGGACAGACCAGCGAACAGGGCGGGGAAAGTACCGCGAACGCCGGCGGGGCTGAGAAGAAGACGTTTTCACAGGATGAAGTAAACCGGATTATAAAAGCGCGGGCTGAGCGTGAGCTGCAGACTGTTCTGCAAGAAGCAGGGCTGGCGGGCGTGGACGAGCTGAAAGGGCTTGTTCAGGCGAAACGCCAGGCTGAAGAAGCGCAGAAATCAGAAATGCAGAAACTTCAGGAACGCGCGGCGGAGCTGGAAAAGCAGCTGGCCGACGCGGCTGAAAAGCAGAAGACTCTGAGCACGCTCTCGGACATCACAGCAAAGGCGGCCAAGCTGGGCATCATCGACCCGGACGCGGCGTATAAGCTGCTGAACCGATCTGAGCTGGAATACGGCGACGACGGCGCGCCTACCAACACGGAAACGCTGCTGGTGGCGCTGCTGAAAGAGAAGCCGTACCTGGCGGGCGGCGGCGCGAGCGCAATGAACCCGGCTAAGTCATCTGGCAACCAAAAAGACCCCATATTGACCGCTGCGCGGAAAGCAGCGGGACTTAGTTGAAAGGACTAACTAATGGCACAATCTATTGCTTTGGCAACCAAATTCCAGCCTATTCTGGATGAAATCTACAAGGCTGCATCTCTCACCGCCCGGATGGACACTCCGGTAAAACCGGTCAACTTTGCCGGCGCGAATGTGGTGAGCGTATTCAAGACCAACCCGATTGGGCTCGGCACCTACTCCCGCGTGAGCGGTTACCCTGCTGGACAGGTGGTCGGCACGTGGGAAACCCTGACGCTCGCTTCTGAACGCGGTCGGGCTTTTGTCATCGACCGCATGGATGATGAAGAAACGCTGGGCATGGCGTTTGGCACGCTGGCGGGTGAATTCATCCGCACTCAGGTGGCGCCCGAGCTGGACGCTTATCGCTTCAGCAAGTACGCCTCCACCTCCAGCATTAACGCTGCCACTCCCGCGACCCTGGATGCCAACACCATCATCCCCGCGCTGGATGCCGCGAAGTTGGCACTGGACGAGGACGAAGTTCCACGCGAAGGGCGCATCCTGTACATTTCGGACGCCTGTTTGAACCTGCTCGAGGGCAAGGTGAGCCGCTTTTTGGCGAACGAGAACGGCGTTGACCGCCGGGTTATGCGCTTTGACGGGATGGACGTGGTCATGGTCCCGCAGACGCGCTTCTACAAGGGCATCACCATTGACGCAGGCGCGACTGTGGACGCGGGCGGCTACTCGAAGGGCTCTGGCAAGGATATCAACTTCATGATCATCCACCCAAGCGCCGTTGTTCAGGTAGTCAAGCATGACGCTCTGAAGGTGTTCCCTCCCGAAGAGAACCAGACCACCGACGGCTGGCTGGTGCAGTATCGCATCTACCACGATGCGTTCGTTCTGGCCAACAAGCTGAACGGCGTGTACCTGCACAACAAGGCCTAAGCCGTGAAACTGTATCACTGCGGCATCACGATTGACGTAAGCGCGATTGAAGCGCCGCGTTACATCGCCGCTGGGTATGTACCCGTAGTGGAGGAAAAGCCGGTAGAGATACCGGCTACTCCCCAACCTGAGCCTGAGGTGGTAGAAGCTCCAAAGGCGCGAAGACAAGCCAAGAAGAAAGGATAAATTCTATGGCAGCAATCAAATCACTTACCGGCTCGGGCTGGCTCAAGGACGCGGACGACAACTTCCAGTCCCTCTCATCCCTAACCGGTTTACACATTACTAAATTTACTTTTGACACGGCGGCAAACGATGCGACTTCACCGACACCGGTGAGTAACAAGACCGTCGCCGCACACCCGTTGGCCGTCACCATCCCTGATAACGCTATTGTGATCGGCGGAAGCATTGACTGCATTGCGGCTGTCACTTCGGACGGTTCTGCCACTGTGGCAATCCACCTGGTAAACGCAAACGACCTGTTGACCGCGACTGGCAAGGCAAGTTTGGCTATCAAGGCTCAATTGCCTTTGGCAGCCGTAATTTCTCAGCCTATCAAGCTGGAAGCGGCTAAAGCCGTCACCGTCACCGTTGGTACTGCAGCTCTCACGGCTGGCAAGATCAACGGCTATATCATTTGGATCGAAGGTGAATAATGGCTGGTTCTATTTCTGGAATTGATTGGGCAAGCAAAATCCCTGTCGGGGGCGTTTATACCGCTAAGGTTACGACCAACGACGTGATCAACTGGATTATTTACTAATCCAGACCAGCATTTAGGAGCGCATAGATGGCACGAGCAACAATGGCAGGACTGATAACGCTGGTACGCGGGCTGATAAACGACCCAGTTGGTTCGTCTCAACAGTACACGGACGAGGCGATAGAGGATCAACTTGACCTTGCGCGCGAGTACCATCACATAAGCGCGCTGACTGCGCTGCCTGAGCCGGCAGGTACTCAGCTTAAATTCAAATCCGAGCACCGGTACTGGGAAAGTGACGTTACGCTTTCAGATCCTGCTGGCACTGTCCTTACGCCTGCAAGCTCAGACCCCATCAGCGGTTATTTTGTCTTTGGAAGCACGCAGAGCGCGGTTTACGCGACCGGCTTCACCTATGACGTTTATGCCGCAGCCGCGGAGTTGCTGACCTTGTGGGCAGGCAGAATTGAGCAGGACGTGCTGAAATTCAGCGCGGACGGAAGCAGTTATGAGTTCAGCGGTGTTCGGGATGCAAAGCTGCGCCTGGCAGCGCAGTATAGGGCGCGCTCAAGTACGTTTGGTATGATGAGCGCGACAATGGTGAGAGATGACCACTACACTAATTAGCGCGGACGCGCTGGAAGCCATGCAAGCTGCGCAGAACAGCAACCTTCCTGAGACCGCGTACATTCAAAGCCTTGCGGTGACGAATGGAGCGGACGGACAAACGGAAGCCTGGACAACCTACGCGACCGTAAACGCGCGGCTGGGAGAACCGAAAGGCGAACTTGAGAAGCAGGTGGCGTCAAGCATTCTGGTTGGAAAGGTGAACGTGATCACGCTGCCAGTCGGTACAACGCTGGCAGACACGGATCAAATCCAAATTGGCGGTGTAAATTACCGCGTACATTGGACAAACAAAAACAAATCGCATGCAACGGCGCTGCGAGTCATGGTTACGGAGGCATAAGATGGAGTGGAACGAAGTTGTAAACGGAATCCCATTAATTTTTGTAGTTATGGGTCTGGTGGAGCTTGCGAAGGTATTCGGAGCAAGCGGAAAGCTCCTGACCGGTATCAGCGTTGGAATCGGGCTTGCGCTGGGTATGCTGTATCAAATCAGCCTGGGCGTGCCGGTTGACTTTGCCGGCTGGTTTGGCGCGGCTGTGTATGGGTTGGCGTTAGGTATCACGGCAAGCGGCGTGTACAGCGCGATTCGCAACGCGGCTAACCCTGGTCAGGGGTAAGCCATGAGCGGCGAACAGCTTGCGGTGATATTCGCTGCTCTGTTCGGGGGCGGCGGTTTAGGCGCGGTTATTGTAAACGCCATTGCTAATCGCAAGCGGGTAGGCGCGGAGACCGAGAAAATCAAGGCGGACTGCCTTGCATCTCTGTCGGGCGCGTATGAAACGCGTTTGGACGCGCTCACGAAACGCGCCGTGCAGCTTGAGGCAAAAGTAGACCAACTGGAAACGCAAGTCAGCGGTCTGCGTACCTTGCTGTCAGACAGGGAGGCGACTATCTTGAATTTACAGCAGGAAAACGCAGACTTGCAAGCACAGTTGGACAAGATGTCGGCGGCGGTAAAAGGCCGCGATAAACGCATCCGCGAGCTTGAACGTCAGGTGGCGGAACTGACAGAATGCCTGAACGCCATGAACGGAAAGGGTGAAAATACCGCAGATGGTTGAAGTCACGTACCGCACGACTATCCGTTACAACCGCATTCCGGATATCGCGGCGCGCTTTCCGGGCGCTGTGCGGGCG